AAGGGTACTGCCCGCTATGATGGGAAACCGGTGAAACCTGAAGCGTTTGCACAAGTCACGATTGCCGCCGGCGCGTAATTGAGGTGATCACATGACAAAGTATATGGTGATCGAAAACTTTTTGGATTTGAAAGACAATAAGCATTTATACAGGGTTGGCGATGAGTACCCGCGAGACGGGTACAAGCCAACCAAAAAACGCCTGGAAGAATTATTGTCGGACAAGAATCGATTGGGTAAACCCTTGATTGCCGAAGTGAAAGAAGGCGATGAATGATGAGTTTCGCCGATGAGCAGAAAGAAACGGCGATTGGCCTGGTTAAGGAACGGCTTGGGATCCGGACCAATGTCCGGGATACCTATATCACATCCATTGTAGATGGCGTGATTGAAGAACTCGAAGATGAAAAAGGGTTGGTGCTGGATGGCGCCAACCCTTATCATTTGATGTTTGTTGTTGATTACGCTGCATGGCGCTATCAAAGCCGTGATAGTGACGGGGCTATGCCACGTCATTTGCAATACAGGTTGCACAATCTGATGATTCATGCCGGCGGTGTTCAAAATGACGTATGATCATGAGCTTGTATTAATCAAACAAGACTTTACATTTGACGAAATCGGCAACCAGATCCCGATCGAAACAAGAAAAACGGTCCTTTGCAACGTGAAGTCGGTTGGCAGAAATGAATTCTACAGCGCAGCAACGGCCGGGCTGCGTCCTTCCATCGTCTTTGTGATTCACGGATACGAATATGACGGGGAACAATCCGTTGAATTTGAAGGCGTGCGGTATAAAGTGATCAGGACCTATTCAACTGATTTCGAAGAAATGGAATTGACATGCGAAAGGGTGGCGGCAGATGGCTAATATTCCGGTTGATCGTCTTGCTGATGAAATCACAAATGCATTTCGCGAATACTCGCAAGACGTTTCGGATGCTATTGAAAAAGAAGTGGACAAAGCGGCGAAGGACATTCTTCGGGAGCTCAAAACAAACCATCCATACCAAGATCGAACCGGAGAATATACAAAAGGTTTTGGGATAACCAAAGAAAATGGCTACGGAATCGCAAGGCGTGTCATTTGGAACAAAAAACATTATCAGCGTGTTCATCTTCTTGAATTTGGTCATGCCAAAGTCAATGGCGGCCGAGTTCCCGCTTATCCTCACATGAGACCGGCATATGAAAAACACGCTTCAAAACTTCCAGACAAAATCAAAAGAGTCATACAAACCGGTGGTTGATATGGTGACAATGGCGGAACTGTATCAAGCATTGAAAAGCCTTGGACTTCCTGTTGCATATGGCGAATTTAAAACAGATCCTGAAAATCCGGCGCCGCCCCCGCCATTCATCACCTATCAATTCGCATATTCCTCCAATGTCTATGCAGACAACTTAACTTATGTAGATGTTGAATACTTCCAGATCGAGCTATATACAGCAAAAAAAGATCCGGCAATAGAAAAACGCGTTCAGGACAAGCTGAAAGAATTAGGTTTGCCTTATAACAAAATCGAAACATGGCTCGATACCGAGAAATTGTTTCAAGTAATCTATGAAATTCAACTTTTAGGGGGTTAAGATTATGAGCCAAAACAAGGTAACGTTTGGTCTAGATAAAGTGCATATCGCTTTTATCGATGAACAAGCACAAACTCAGCCGGCATGGAAAACGCCGATCGCTATTCCCGGCGCGGTTCGTTTCAGCCCGGAGCCGCAAGGCGAAGATATGACCTTCTATGCTGACAACGGACCGTATTTCACCTATACATCAAACAACGGGTATACGGCTGAATTGGAAATGGCCAATATCCCGGACCAAGTGCTCGCGGAAATGCTTGGTTGGGAAATCGATTCGAATGGAATGCTTATTGAAACGACGGACGGAATGCCGAAAGAATTTGCGCTGCTCGGTCAAATTCTCGGCGACAAACGGAACCGTCGTTTTGTTTATTACCGATGCAAAGCGAGCCGCCCGACAGCCGAACAAAACACCCGCGGTGAATCGCTTGAGGTGACGACACAAGTATTGAATCTGTCGATTTTGCCGATTGAAGTCAACGGGAAAAACATTGTCCGCGGCGTGATTGAATTGAACGAAACGAATCAAACAATTTTCGATAATTTCTTTAGCGCAGTAACTTTGCCGGCTACGACTGGAGGGGCGTAATGAATGAAAACTATTAAGATTGGTGAAAAAGAGATTGGGCTGAAGGCGTCGCCTTTGGCCCTTTTGTATTATAAACAGGCGTTTGGCAGTGATCTGGTTGGCGATCTTGTGAAGATGCAAGTCCTAGAAAAAGACCCTTCCAAAATCGATTCTGTCATCATTTTGCAAGTGACATGGGCCATGGCCAAGGCGCATGAGGGATTAGACCAAAAATTCCCGGATTTTGTGAATTGGTTGGCTGATCTGGAATATTTCGATATGACTGACGAAGAGGTTTTGGAAGCTATCTTCAAAGAAGCAGAAAAAGGATTTTTTCGTCGAGGAACAAGCGGAGCAAAACCAACTCGATGAGATTGAAATACCTGAACGACCCGATCTCGTTTTGCTGGCAACCGGCAAACGGATCGGGCTTTCTTTTGATGAAATGAATGAACTGACGGTAAACGACCTGATCAAACTTGTGGAAATCTATGTGGATATGGAAACAGGAAAACAGAAACCGCGGCGGAGAATGGCGACGCAGGCGGATATAGACGCCTTCTTTGCGTAAAAACAAAAAGCCTACTTTTCGGTAGGCTTTGAATACTTTTCTAAAAGAAGCTCAATAGCCTCATCAAGAAGTCTTGATTGAGGGATACGAGTTTCTTTTGAGAGCTGTTGAAATTTAATCCACAATTTAGTGTCAACAGCATTAGAAATTGGAGTTCTATTTTTTAGTCCCCCACTCATTTTTATCACCTCAATGAAATTATATAACACACAGTTACCACTAGCAACTACTTGCAACTACAAGTAGTTTTCTGTATAATAACTATAGGGTGATAAAAATGGCGGGTTATACACTATATATGCATGTTAATAAAATCAACGGGAAAAGATATATAGGAATAACTACGCAAGATGTTTATAGAAGATGGAGAGATGGAGAAGGCTATAAAAACACTCCTTATTTTTACGCAGCCATCAAGAAATATGGATGGGATAACTTTGAACATATCGTGATAAAAACAGGTATGACCAAAGAAGAGGCTGAAAATGAAGAAAGAAGATTGATAAAACTGTATGATACGACGAACAAAAAGAAAGGATACAATATAAGCAATGGTGGGTTTACTGCTGGCAAACATTCTTTGGAAACAAGGAAAAAGATGAGTGAACTGGCTAAACAAAGACCAATAGACTGGGCAAAAATATCAAAAATGAGAGAGATAAATACGGGTAGAAAGGTCAAAACTGAAACAAGAATTAAAATTAGCCAAAAATTAACCGGCAAAAAACTCTCACCCTATCATATAAAACGCATATCAGAATCGCACAAGGGATATGTTCATACAGAAGAACAAAAAAGAAAAATTAGCCAATCCATGAAAAGGCGATTAGCTTCAGAAGAAGCAAGGAGACGATTAAGCGAATCAGCTAAAAAGAATAAAAAGATCATTGAACATTTGAAACGGTTGTCAATCCAGAACATAAAGACCAACGAGCCGGTTGTACTCACAAACACAGGTGAAGTATTTGAAAATCATTTAGCAGCTGGTAAAACATATAATATTCAACCTAGCAAGATATTAGATAACTGTAAAGGTGTTTCTCATAGTGCTGGCAAAGATAAAAATGGAAAACCATTAATTTGGTGTTTCTTTAAAGAGTATAATAGCGATTTTGATTATCAAGAAGAATATAACAAAAAAATATCTTCAATAAAAAGCAAAATAAGTCCAACCAAAAGAAGGGTTAGGTGTGTAACCACCGGGGAAGTCTTTGATACGATTAAAGATGCTTGTGAAAAATATAGTATTAGCAGAAATTCTATGTGGAAAGCGTGTACTGGACAAGCTAAATATACAAAACTCAAAAACGGAGCACTCTTGGAATGGGAATACGTTGATTGACGTATTCCTTTTTTGTTGCCAAAAGTGAGGTGACAGTATGGCGGAAACGGTAAGAGGAATCACGGTAGTTATATCGGGTGATACAACAAAATTAAGCAAGGCATTGGAAGATGTAAATAAAAAAGGAAAAGAGATTCAAGGGGAGCTGCGTCAAATCGACCGTTTGCTCCGGTTCGACCCGAAGAATACAACCCTTCTTGCTCAAAAGCAAAAACTTCTTTCTCAAGCGATTGAAAACACGAATGAAAAACTCAACCGTTTGAAAAGTGTTCAGCAACAAGTCGATGAACAGTTTCGGCGCGGCGAGATTTCAGAAGGGCAGTACCGTGCGTTCCAACGGGAGATTGCGAAGACTGAACAAGAATTGAAATCGCTTCAAAGGCGATTGTCTGAAACAAATTCATCTATTGAAAGGCATACATCCTCATGGGCAAAATTACAAGATCGGCTTGAAAGAACCGGGAAAAGATTACGTGATATTGGCCAACGGATGCAGTCTGTAGGAAAAAGCATGGCTACTTCTATGGGAGCGGCGACGGCGGCGATTGGTGGAGCGCTTGGTTTCGCGGTTAAAACATCAATGGATTTTGAAGCGCAAATGGATAGGGTTGGCGCCATCGCTGGAGCTAATTCGAAAGAATTGAAAGCCATGGAAAAAGCGGCTTTGGATTTAGGCGCATCTACATCCAAAAGTGCTTCTGAAGTTGCAGAGGGAATGGAACTCATGGCCGCGATGGGTTATAACGCCAACCAAATCATTGCTGCCATGCCCGGAGTCATCGCAGCGGCTGAAGCGAGTGGCGAAGATATGGCTTTGGTTGCCGAAACCGTAGCCGCGGCATTGAATTCGTTTGGATTGGAGGCAAAAGAAGCATCAAGAGTAGCCGATGTATTGGCCCAAAGCGCGAACATGTCGGCGGCTGGCATCAGGGACATGCAGTATGCCTTTAAATACGCCGCTCCAGTTGCAAAGTCGTTAGGAATTTCCCTTGAAGAATTATCTGCTGCCGTTGCGATCATGTCGAATGCAGGTATTCGTGGGGAACAAGCTGGCA